ATTAATTAAGAACCAGACTACTGCATCACAGAATGGTATTTATAATGTACAGGCATCTGGAGCACCATCAAGAGCTACAGACATGGCTACAGGTGCTAATGCTGCTGGTGCTTTTGTTTTTGTAGAGCAGGGAACAGTTAATGCAGAAAACGGTTTTACCTGTACTTCTGATACTGGATCTGCTGTTGTTGGAACAAATAACCTAACCTTTGCACAGTTCTCTGGTGCTGGTCAGATAATAGCTGGCGATGGTCTTGAAAAATCTGGTAATACACTATCTACTGATTTGAAAGCAAATGGTGGACTTGTTATTGAATCTACCGAGCTTGCTCTTAAATTAGACGCTAGTTCAATCACTGGAACGCTTGCCATAGGAGATGGTGGAACAGGAGCTACAACC